AGCACTCGGAATGTTGTAACTTTTCTACCATTAATTGTTGGCATTCCATGTTCATCTTTATCAATAGATTTAACAACCGTTTTTTTGTTCTTAAACCTACCCGTTAAAATGGTATCACCAACTTTAACTGGAATATTTATATCTTCAACAAATGGTTGAGTTAACCATTTTACTAGTTTATCCATAGGATTACCAAGTTCTACAAGCCCAATATCTCGCCTTATACTTTGGGCCTGGATTATCACAATTATGTCTAGCTCTAAATGATTTACGAGCTTTAGGATTTGATTTTCTTATTCTCATAGTTCCACCCTTTGCGTCTCCACCTTGTCCAAAATGAACAACCACAACGTTACCCTTATCATTTTTAACGTAAACTTTAAACTTCTTTTTATCACCTTGCATAATTTTATTGAGTTTTACTTTGCGACCTTTATACTCAGCTTCTTCCATAGGTTGTTTTTCAAACTCAAAAGTGTATCCACAACTCTCACCCATTTTGTTTTCCCAATAGATGTGAGTAGTATTTTTATCTGATTCTAAAAAGACGTTCATTACTAACCCTTCTTCCAACCACCACCAGCGGCTTTGTATTGTTTTGCTGCCCAAGCGTTTGCGTAAGCTGATGGATATACATCAAACTTCTTTTTAGCTTGTGATTTGTAATAAGACCACTTACTAGGATTAGTTGGTACGTTCTTTTCTAAAAACATACCTAGTTTTTGTTCAGCTTCTTTGACTGTCATCTTTGATTCCAATTTTTTATTTTTCTTTTTCTTATCATTATCTGCTGGATGACCATGAGCTTCCATTTTAACTGGTTTAAGTTTGTCTACTGATACATTCTCGTAAGTCTTATTACCAAACTTTATATCAACTATCTCAACTTTACCATCTTCACTTAATGAATGCCATACTACTTTTCCAACACCTTCATTTTTTCGCTTAGGAGACCCCCAAGTCGCGTGATGAAATCATTGATGTTGTACAGATTTATTATATTTATCCATTTTTAGCTCCTTGTTGCTAGTATTCTTTTTGCGTAAATTTCTTTTTCAGGTTTTATATCACCTGCTACCACGTCTAGTACAAATTTTATTGTCACATCATTTGCTACCAAATCACCACATCTTGCCGTGACTGTCCCTTTGAGTCCATCTATTATGATTGAACCCGTGACCTTTGCGAAGTCTTCAAATAATTGTGTTGGTATTGTGTGTTTACCATCTTTAGGTTCCCATTCAGGTACAGAATAAACTGAATAACAAAAATCTCTATGTTCTGCTGGAAAAGAGTGTGGTACAGATTCGTCTATGATATAAACTTTATCTAATTTTTTAACGTAGTAAGGGTCTTCAAGAGTAACGTCATACCAACCATACTCTTTATCACTTTTATAAGTAGCTTCACCCAACATATCATTGAGTGTTTTTAAATAAGAGTCTGCATCTTTATTTTTAAATATACCAGCTTCTTCTGTAATTTTCAATCTTGGAAGTGGTTCACCAAACTTACGTTCCCAATAATTTTCTTTTAATAATTTTTTTAATTTAATCATTTTCTTTCTCTTTAGAAATCTTTATTGAGTCTTTTCTCTCTACCATTACTAGAATATGAAAAGCTATAAATTCTGTTTCTTTTATAAAATCATCATCGACCATCCCAGCTACTTGACCTAACTTAAACGATACAGAGTTTACTAACTCTACACCATGTTTGATTGGGTCGTGATTTAGTTCCTCACCCCTAACGACTGCTTTTTCCATCTCAAAGATATGGTCGAGTTCTTTTGCTGAATCTATTATTAGGTCATGTGCTTCTGTATTATCAATATCTTTGGTAAGTCTCTGATAAAGGTTTACTGCTGAACGACATATAAAAGTGTTTTGTTTCATAGTCAAATATCTTTATGTTTTCACCACCACCAAAGTGTTCTGGTTCATCTTGTTCTAATCTGAGAGTTGGTAATGGTTCACCAAATTTTCTATCCCAAATGTTTTCACTAAGTAATTTTTTTAATTTAATCATCTTATGTTCCTGTTTTAGTGTATATTGGTTTTTTACCTTTACTTCTTTGTCTACCCTTTTTGGTATCACCACCTTTTTTCTGATTAACTCTTTTTCTTTTAACAAAGTTAGCTATCCCCTTTTTACCTAACTTTCTAGCTTTAGTAGCGGATAAACAAGCGGCGTAAGCACCACCCTCTTCACCATCACCACATTTTCCTAATTTTTTACCAGTTGAGGAATACCTATCCCAACCACCTTTGGTTGTACCACCCGCACCACCTTTACCAAACCACTTACGTAGGTCTTCGTT